TGTTACTGTAACATTACTTCTGTTACTGTGCAATAGTAGTGTTACTTAAAGGTTCTTATAAGGTACATTAAGATCCAATTTGGGGGCTAACGTACCTTATATGGTCTTTATTTAATGAACATGCTTGTATTGTCACCAAACGATGTTGCCGATGCCTCATGGTTAGCTGGAACGATTGTCCAACAATTCAAGGCAATCAATGTGACCAATATGCCAACAATCCCAATTCCGATAAAGCTACCATTAACACCACTATTACTTCTTATACTTCTAGCCATATTTTAACCCCTCCAGATTATTAATGTTTTCCTGACTGAATGTCAGAATGTGTATAGTAGGATACCCGCTAACATGTGTCAACAAGTATCCTAAAATCATTTAGCCTATTGCTTTAGCAACGTTGGCTCGTACTTCTTCAAGAGTAATGATCTTTTTCCAATCACCATCTTTCCAGATTACTGACAACTCGTTAGAGACATGCTCAAATCGCTCTCTTGATACATTATCTTCTAACACATACTTGCCATCATGCCCTCGACCTACCCATAAGAAACCTTTAGCAGACTTCTTGAACTCACAACCTTTAACTTCTTTACTGATCGGAGTATCAACACCATCTAACACAATGTGTGTAGCTTTAACAGCCGAACCATGTGTATCACGTGTTACGTATTGGTATGTGAATGAACCGATACCAAGCACTACGTTAGCGATTGCGAAACCTTTAGCGTGTAGACGCTCATAGATATCACGTTGACGTGCAAGAGTAATAGAGTCACCATAGATTGTACCTATGCTTCCGTGTAGGAATTTGAATCCACCAACCTCTTCACCACCGAACATGTCATATAACACTTCTACTAGACCTTTTTGGATTGCTGTAAGCTCAACCTTTTCCTCGGTCATCTGATCACCGTACTCTTCTATGAAATAATACTGTTTATCATAACGATTCCAATCAGGGGCATAATTACATAAGTAAACATCACCATTGAAGCTGTAGTAGCCACTGATAGCATAACCATCCTCACCATGAGGTGTTTGTTCTGACAAAGAATTATGAAGGTCATCTTTAACAGACTGTCTCCACATGTCATAGTCATCGCCATCATAACTGACAGTGCCGACTTGAATACCACATAACACATCAGCTGGGTCTCCACTGTCAGGTCGGATAACAACCTTACCAGCACGCGCCATAATCTTATCTTTCAACTGTGGCAAGATACCTGTAACCAATTCCCAGAAGTCGTAACCATCAGACACTAGACTAAGAATAGCTTCATCACCAACACGATCAATACAAGTGTTGAAGTATTCCAGATCATTGTTGTTATATGAACACTGTACACTATGCTCTGTAGCAAACACAGAACCCATCGTAGTGAATGGAGTTGCTGGGTCTAACGATGCACCATAGTCACGTTCTAACTGAAAGCCTACTGGCAATGTATCTGAACCAGCTAAACCAGATAGACAGTGACCAGTACCAGACAGTGTAGCACCACTATCAAGCTTACCACCCATCATACCACGCATACTGAAGTCGTGACCTAACAATGCTTGCAACCATTCAGGTGTACCATCAATATCAGCGAACTCTTTGATTGTACGCTTATACTCAGTTGCAGTAGTCAGTGATGTTTGGATAGGCCAAACCTGATTTGATTGAATAGTCTCGATAGCGTTAGCTAACCAGAAGAAGTCAGGGTGGGTTGATCGTACGGTGATGAATGGAATACCATAGTCAACCTCCGTCCCTTCCTCTAAAGAACGTACCTCAAGTGGCAGATATCCGAGATCATGTAAGGCTTCCAAGTGAGATGTGTCACACTCAACACCAATACCATGCCCATTGATACGCTTGTAATCATACACAGCTTTCTCTTTAGGCGCATCGAAGAATTTGTTCCATTCGATCACCAAGATAGAGTTAACGAAAGACTGTGCTCCGCCTGCCATATAAGTCTTACCGTTAGGTATGTTTGTATGGTTGCCAGAACGAGCTGTCATGTTAGTGCAGACCTCTGTGATACCACTCTTATATAAGAAGTGATGACATGTTTTGTAGAAATCTAATAAGTTTGGCGCTAAGATAATCTCTCTCTCTCCAAACACAGGTCTTGCTTTAGCCATAATATTTTCCCCTCTATTGTTAATAATTCTTTGTATATGATTTAAGAAATCCTTCAAGTTATAGTCTCTTAGTTAAATCGGTTAAACTAACAGGTGAGCCACTCTTAATGAATGGCAACACCGAACTCTTCAGTAAGGATGTGTTAGAGCTTGATAGTAACAATCTTAACATCCCCATCTACCTGTAGCTTTAGCCCACCTCTCCTAAATGAGTCTGTTGTGTATATTGTGTCTATAATCCCCTCAAAATGCTTCACACCTTTTTCAGCGATAAGATGGGTAACATAAAGACTAATCTTTCCTGCACCTTTACCCCTCAATTCTTCAGCCAAGCCAAGGAATGTGCCGCCATTATCCATTATGTCATCAACGATAAGTAAATCACGACCATTGTAGTCTTCAAAGTTAGATGTGAAACCTGTAAGATCGCCTGTCTGTGGGTCACGCACCTTATCTCCAAAGATAGGTCGCTGGCAATATTTACTGGCAACATTGATAGCTTTCTTTTTAGCACCTTTATCTGGAGACACAATCCACATGTCTGTATCATTCAGCAAGTCATCCAAAACAGAGCGACCAATGATTGTACGTTGAGTGACATTATTTACAATAAAGCTTTCATCTAACAGGTCAAGTAAGACTTCACTGTGAAGATCATACGTGATCAGGTTGCGCTGTGGAATACCATTAAGCATCTTAGCGAACACCTCTAAGCCAAAGTGCTGACCATCTGAACACATACGGTCTTGACGTGCATAAGGCATATAAGGGATGAACACTGTAGACTTAGCGTCAGGCCACTTACGACCAAGTGCATCACATACCATGAAGAAGTGCATAATGTCTTCACTAGATTGTAGGTGTGCTTTAAGTGTATACTCACTAACCTTTGTCGGTAGGTAGCTTAGGTCTACATGAATCTCACCACCAGAGAAAACAATACTTGTCATCTGTGTGTGATCTTGGTCATACGACAGTTTAAACGCTCTCATAAATCACCTCCAGTTTAACTTCTACAAAAAAGAATGGGCTTGTAAAATCTGCTGTATAGGTTTCATCACCATCTGAAATAGTAACCTCACCTTCAACAATAACAGCAGCTGTACACCAACCATCTGCATGCTGACCAACAATGCTTGCAAGATGACCTGTCTTACCAATCAGGTCAGGGCTATTTTTGAAGCTATCCCCATCACCAACCTCAAGAATCTTTACTTTATCACCTGCTTCAATCATCGTTTCCACCCCCTGTCGTTATCAATTTTTGCAATTCTTTTAACTGCCTCTATACGAAGTGTAGTATAACCGAAACCAGCAACTGTTGCAATAGCCATAATGAAAGTATCTCTATCAAATGCGCTATCAAACATCATTATAATAGATAAAAATATACCTGTTGACATCCAGAATCGAAATGCCTGAAGGCTCTCATAAGACTTTATACCCATCTTTTCAAACAATTTATCCATCATGTTGCTTCCCCCTATGTTTCTTTCTGCGTTGGTATTTTGATTTATCTTCATGCCTGCTACCCTTATTGTGATCATTCTTGGCAGTAAAGCTCTGACGCTCTACATGATCAGGGTGTTTAAAGCTTTTCATTTTACCTCTCCGCTTCGTCATTTGATGAACCTATTGTAGCAACGCTTCTTCCAGTCCGTCAAGTGCTTTATCACATAATTGTTGTAAAATAATATTACCGCGAGTTAGTAATGCAAGTGTTGTGCGCTTTGCCATTAGAAACCTCTCAGCACGTGGAGAGTTGTGCGTGGCGTGATTTGTCATATCCTGTGTGTTATCTAGGATGTCAGCTAACTTAATCGCTTGTGCGTATTCTGTTGCCAATAGGAGCTGTTGATTGAACTCAGCCTTACGAGCACTCTTTGTCATACCTTTGTCACCACGAACCTTTGAAGGCTCACTGACAGCTAACACAAGTGATGCAACCCGTTCCCCGAATTGATTTCTAATGTCTTCAACTGTCGTGTCTGTGTCTTCAACAGTGTCATGGATTACTGCTGCCATAACGACATACATAGGGTAACCCATATTGTATAATGTTGATGCAACTCTGAAGCAGTGATTTACATAGGCCTCACCAGAGAAGTCTCTTTCCTGACCTTTGTGTGCAGCTATTGCGAATTGTCTTGCGTCTTCTAATGTATTCATAGTGATGTTGCTCCGTAACTTAATAAACCGTGACTACCAAACCAGAATGCGTAAAATACTGGCAACCATAATAAGAACCATGCAATCTTTTTACCTAACGGTGTTTTGATTGTCATTTCATTGTCTTCCCACATCGCTGCAAGAAACATGATAGCACTGATCATAATAAACCCTGCCATCTTTAAGTAGATCACACCCATGATGCTACCTACCATAATCCACATTTCATACTGTTCCATAATTGTACCTCCAAATAACTTGCCACTTCCTTGTGGCTACTATGATAATCGTTAGGCTGCTACAGCGTATGAAGTCAACCATTTTTGTGATACCTTTGTAGCATCCTTAGCACGTGTCTCAAACCCGCTAACAGATTGCTTACGGTTACCAACCTTAGCAGAGCCGTGAGTATTGATGTGAGTGAAAGTGTTATACAAAGCAAACTCTGTGTTACCCATCTCACGAACATAAGTCTTAAAGATACGCATGTAGTTCTCTAGCTTCTGAGTACGTCTTTGAGTGTCTGCCCAAACTTGGTAGTCAGAGTATGAATCAAAGGAGTTAACCTTCACATCACCAAAGTCTGCTAGAGCGCGGAATGCTGTTTCATCAGTAACAGAAGTCTTAGCCATACGCTTCCACACTTCACCTTCCTGATTGAATACATCGATACCATTACGGATTACATCAGCTGCCTTATTGATAGACAGACCACGACAATGTTGCTTGCGGTATGATACGATTGTTGTACCGAACACCTGTGTGTTCATACAGTAGCCTCGGAATCCGCCAAGGTAGATGCAGAATGCAGATGAACCATTGAAGCTATTGATCGCTGTGATCATAAGAGATGTGCTATCACCATCGCTTGTGTCAACTGAATGTGCAGGGAAGATGTACTGTACGCACACATTACCACCAGCCATACCAACATCAACCTTAATCTCCATGCCAGTGATATCAAGACCAGAGGTTGCGATTTGACGCTCCATTGCCTCAAATATTTCAGCGTTTTGAACTACAGTGTAGCCAGCCGACATGTTTGATACAAACTCTCCAGTGTCACCGTTGATAAGATCAACACGACCTGTCTCTTCTACTTGACCAGTGATTGGATTGGTATAGGTATCTTTAAGCTTTACGATGTCATACAAAGCACCTTCTTCACGAAGGATTCCCATTGAGGTCAGGCGACCAGCAATAGAGTTCTTTGCACGATCTGCCAAGCTGATTACGTTGTCTGCGAATAAGTTAGTCATAGTATTTATCTCCGTTTCGTTTAAGTTGTGATCATAATACGCTTCTCACAGATTAATGCAAGCTTTTATTTCAATTATTTTAATAAAAATATATTGGAGCCTTAAATAGCTTAGCGAACCTCTTGAATTTAGCATTGTGTTGATTCTCTGTACCAGCCCAAACGTGAGCCATTTCATGACGTATCACATCTTCCAATAGTTGCACATGCCTTGAGCCAATAAACTCGTCAGAGAACGACAGGTAGCTCTTATTGAGCACTTGCCATGTGTCTGCTAGTTCATCCTGTTCAAGCTTACCAATATAGATATTCTTCTGAACTCTAAACTTAGGCTTACCTGACAATCTTTCACACTGGAGATAGACCCGAAGCACTAACGCTCTGAGTCTGCTCTCTGTGATCTTATGTGGTGTTCCCATAGTTACTCCAAAGGGTTACCGAATGAATCACACTTACGCTCTTGAAGTGCGACAGGGAAGTCAAGTTTACCTTCGCCTGACATGCCTTGATATTTTACTGTCCACCATTGATTGATGTACGTATCTGATTTTTTCATCATCTCTTGACGCTCTTTGTGAGACAGCTTTGGTGTAGCTCCACAAACACAATCTTCTGGAATCACACTTCCATCACCTAACACAAAGCCTTTCTTCAAGATTATATCAAACATAATACAACCATTTTCATCAGCCCATGTAGAGAAGATTTGAAACTCACTATCAAAGAACTTCTTGAACTTGTACATGACACCAGCATGCTTACCTTCTGTGTACATAGCAAGGTCATCACGGATGATAATACCTTCATAACCTTCACCGACAAACTGATCATGGTAGCCTTCCATTTCATCATGAGAACCTAAGCTAACACTTTCGACAATGTTTATTGTTTTACAGTCTGGGTTTAAGAACCTATAGCTCTCTACTGCCTCATTAAGAATCCAATACCTCTCTTCAGATGTTAGACCATCAATGTATAGATCGAATAAGTGAAACTCAACGTCTTCAGTCTTGTACGGATTTGTGGCACTAGGCTTAGGTTTGTATGACTTAACTAACGACAATATTTTGTTTAGCTTAAGACCATGAATATACCCTTCACCATCTAGACCACGACAAATATAAGACTCATGAGGGTATTCTCTCTCAAGTATATCTCTAACAAGCCCTAACATAACACTGCATGGTGTTTCCATGTGGTCAACTTTATACAACTCACCTTTACGTGTCATGAACTCATAAGAGGCATCATCTTCATAACGCTTTGCATAAGCCAAACGAACACCATCAAGCTTACGCATACCTGAGTAAGAATGCTTACCCCAAAGCACTTGATGACCACTTGTATTATAATCAAGAGCCAACTGTGGACGTAATTGCTTGCCAGCCTTATTCACATCTTCATGGTAGTCTTCACGGCATAATTGCTCAATCCATTTAGAGAGTGCTTCCCGTACAGCCTGTTGCTGTGCAGTAGTCTCATTTTTCTTGCCTACGTTCTTAGGCTTAGCAACACTACTCTTACGTGTCAGCTTTCCATCAACGTCACCATATTCCACCCAGACAATGTTACCCTCTGACCAGACTCTCCATTGACGTACTTTACCTTTTGATGTTGGTTTATACAATGTTGCTAGACTCATTTGTATGGACTCCTATGCTCTGTTGGAAATTCATTGTACCACGTACCATCGAACCGATGCAAGTAACCTTCACACTTTTTACACTGCCAGTAGAGAACACCATCATACATGCCTTGTATCTCTATGCCAATTACATCAACACCAAAGCTTTTAGGACTCTCTTTCGTACATCCATACATGGATGCAGAGTCTGCTGCTGCTTCTTTAACAGTCATGCCTTCTTTATAGTGTGGCACACCTTCCTCTGTGTATGTTCTTTTAAAGTGATCGTAGATGGTTTCATCTTGCTTCCATGCTGCATCACATTTTGGACATTTGTCTGGACAACTCATATATTTAATACCCCATGTTGTGAACCTTCAATAGTACCACCTCTATTTTCCCACACAACGTATGTGCAAGTGGTTCTAAATTTAGTTGATCTAACCTGTATTTTCAAGTCTTGTGCTACTTTACCTGTGTAATCAAGTCGTCTACCAGATGGTATTTCTTTAACCTGACCTCTGTAATAATTCTGCTCTGTTGCAACCTCTGCATCAGGGTCTATATTATGCACACCTTCAAGAAATTTTTCAATAGCTTTTTCAAGTTTCGTCATTATTTAGTTCCTTTTTAATTTCTTTTTTGGTCTCTTGCTTTAAGCTCCTACGAGCTTGTCTTCTTAAGATCGGCTTCTCACCACTCTTCATATAATCATTACAACACCAACAGTGTAACCCACCTACACAACAACGTCTAGTCATTTCTTGTTTAAATTCATCTGCCATTCAATACTCTCCTATTGGTGCTGCACGTAGGAATCGAACCTACAGTCTCCCGATTATCAATCGGATGCTCTACCTCTGCCGAGTTCTATAAGGTTTGCACCCTTATAGACCTTTGAGCTATATGCAGTCTAAAGTCGTTTAATATAAGCTGTAGAGACCTTTCAAGGGTGTCCTCCATACTCCACGTATAGTGCTCTAAGCCTCAGACACAGATAGTATTGTAAGGATTCATGACCCCTCACATCTTAACCTATGCCCTACGCAACCTGCCTCACTACCGTCGCAGTCGTCATCAACAAGTTCACACTGAGCTACCCTACAGCTTATATTAATCGAAGCGTCTGGGAGGCTTACCCTCGGTGGAGTAAGTCGGATGTTTCGGACACCACTCTCCCAGTCGTCAATGGTATAATAGTTGAATGTTTCTCTTCTGTCAACTACTATTTTAAATCTGTACAGTCTCCCCGCCAACGCTACCCACGTGCTTTCTGTGGACGTTCTGTGCTCTGTCACAGTTACCTGTACACAAGTTTCGCAAGCACGAGAGGGTGCGTCCTCAAGATTTACCACCGTACTCTGATGGCTTGCTAATGAACTGCTCTCGATAATTACCTTACCTACTCATCAGTTCATGTTCTTAATATAGTTGAATGATTACTTTATGTCAACTAATTTTCTTAATTCTTTTTGAGCATCTTTCACATGGCTAATTGCTTTCTCTAATGCTACAGAGTTGGCTAGTAAATTCAAGTCATAATTACCATCGTTCAGAATCTTTTGTTCTTCAATCTGAGCCATAACATCATTGTACTCAACAATAAGGCTGTACTCTTGTTCGCCTAAGTCACTGTATATCTTGTCAAGTGCTTTCATAATGTGTCTCCGTTTCGTTAAGTTGTGATCATTATACATGCCTGATCAGGTTGTGCAAGCTTTTATTTGAAATTTTTATTCTGCCTAGAATAATAGACAAAAGCATCTATATACATGAAATGTACCAATATTATAGGCACAAAAAAGCCCAACCCATTACAGGTCAGGCTTCTATTAAGGAGTCAATAATTTTCGTGCTGCTTTACGTCTGTTGCCAGCGTTTTTGATATCATCATCAGAGAATCCAGACATTGTTAATATCTCTTTCTGTTCAGACACTGGTCTCTTCAACCACTCTATAACAGCTTTCTCTAGTCTTGCTTCCTCGAATGATATGCCCTGACGTTCGCTATAAGACTTTATTTTATGACAACTCTTACATACAAGTTGTAAGTTGTTAGGCGAACATAACAGATGGTCTAAGTATGAGTCTATGTCATCCATTTGTGTTAAACGCGCATTCCCAATTATATGGTCAGACTCCAACTTACTTTTAGGGAAGAGTTTCTTACAGAAGCTACAAGCACCTGCCTTTTTTGTCTGTCTGTGTAACCCATATTTTTCCCTAAGTTCAGGTGTAACTTTAACACACATTGAGTCCTTATGTTCTGTTCTAACAGGGTAAGCACTCCAAACTTGTCTCAACTGCCCACGTAGCCATGTCAGGAATTGGCTTTGGTTATCCCATACATCACTATATTCCCACGGTCTATGCTTCATAACGGTTTCCTTTAAAAAATCTAGAAAGCCCCCTTTCGAGAGCCTCCTTCCTACTAACCACTTTAATAGTCTCTGGCATTTATACCTAACTCCCTTAAGTGATTCTCGATCTTATAGTGTGTACCAGACTTTTTCTCATAGTCATGATGACACATGCGTAACGCTATTGCTTCCTCTTGAAGTGCTGGTAACCATTCATCACCGTACACCTCTCTGTAAGCCTCTATAACTCTCTCAAAGCAATCCGAAGACTTCTCTAAGCCAGCCACAAGAGCAGCAGCAGTTTTCTCACCCACGCCCTTAGCATTAGCTCTTACACCATACTTCTTAAGGAATTCTTCAGGTAGCGGATTATTGATACCTTTAATGTTATCTGTTGAATCACCATATAGTAATTGTGTACAGAACCACCTATCAGCTTCCAGTTCGTCTATGATATGTTCTTTATCTTTACCGTAGTTGTACAACTTGCCAGCCACAGTCATCAAATCTTTATCACAACACGAAATCATTCGAGTATGGACACCAGTTTTCAGAAAGTCTTGGTGACCTTTCCACATTTGTGTAGCAACCGTATCATCCGTCTCACAACCCTCACTAACGATAACCCTTGGGAATGTGTCTATAACCCACTGTGAAAGCTCTCTACGTAATAGAATCTCACCATTACGATTGCCTTTATAGTATGGATATAAATCATCTCTATAGTTACCTTCCCCCTCAATACATACCCAAGTCTTATGGTCTGGATATTTGTCCGAGATTCTCTTTATGCTTGCTGTTACATTACTTTTACAGATACTGATAGTAGGCGTAAAGCCTTTCTGAATCAGAGTAGCTTCTTGCACAAAGTTATAATCGTTAGGGTCTTTCTTTGGGTTTAGCTCACACCAATTCTTTTTAGATTTGGCTGGACTAACACGTTTACCCTCTTTTGTATAGACTACGTAATTTGTCTGGGACATCATACATGCACTAACAAGTATTGTATCAGCGTCTATAAAATTATGAAGTTCTGTCATTTTTCTCTCCTGTCTAAAATGAAAAGGGCAACCGAAGCTGCCCTTATAGATCATTCACTAACAGTGATTAAAAGTCTGGGTCAGCATCTTCAGTGAACTCACTAGTGTCAGGAGCTTGTTCTTCAGCCTCGTCTTCAGTGAATGGAGTTGGAGCTTCTTCAGTTTCACCGAAAGCACAACCACCAGCACCACCGTTATCTACATACTCAACTAAGTCTTTAACCAACAGACCTGTCATCTTAGGATAAGCACCACCTTCTTTTGGTCTAGAGATGTAGAAGGATACGTCACCTAAAGTGCCATTACCCACCAACTTCTCTAAGGTGATATCTTTCATCTTACCAGCGGCAGTCTTTTCCCAAACCTTGGTACGTTTGTATGCGTTGTGAGCCAACTCAGGCATATCTTCACCCTTGTAATCAACAGTGAATTTTACAACGTACTGTTTCTTAGCATCGAATGGAGCATCACATTTGAAAGTTTCTTCAAACTTTTCTTTGGTGAACTTATGTACTTTGTTAGCTTTGAAAATTTCTTCCCACGCATCAGCTGTGTCTTCATCGATACAAGCTTGTAGCTCTAACACGTACTCAGTGTTGCTTTTATACTTCAAGCGAGGCTCTTTGATAGAGGCATACAGGAAGTAAGCGTCACGTAGAAAGCCCTCTTGGAAGTTCTTCTCGTTAGCTTCGTTCAGTTCTAATTTACTCATAATATCTTTACCTTTTCTAAATGTTTAAGTTAGTAGTGTTTCAAGCCACAAACCTATTATGTTTTCAGGATGCCTAAGCACCCTTACTTATAATTCTTTATAACCACATAAGATCATTATTGATCGGATTGAGATTTTTGTCAACCCCTTATTAATGTATCTCACTGTAGTTTTTACCAAAGGCTACATCACATGCAAGCTTACGTCTCAACCCATACTCTTCATTAACCATCTCTATTGCCTTGTGAGTAATCTCTTCCATAGTGGTTCTATTCTTTTCAGTATCTTTAAACACAGCAACAAATTCATCGTGAAATGCCGCTGATAATCTCTTGACACCAAACCTCTGTTGCATAAGTGTTAGAACATTATCAACCCACCTGTCAAAGAAGAAGCTACCAGTACCTTGTGCTAGTGTCGAGAATCTATCTTTCTCTGTACGGAGCGAGTAAGCAAATCCATTGATAGGATTGATTAGCCACTTTTGTTTACGACTATCAACAATAACACATTGTTCTTCTGCAATAGCTTTAACACTCCAGTTAAGCTCCCAATAAGCTGTATGAAGATTCTTACCTTCACGCTTACTAACACCAGCATCACGTGCAATTGCTTCTGCACCACCACCATACACAGCTACATAGTTTACCTTCTTACCAATCCTACGTTGCTCTACAGCCCAATTAGTTTTCTCACCTTTCTTAAAGTTGTCAAACTCTTCTTGACTAATTAGTCCAGCTGTTAGAGCCATTTGAATATGCGGGTCATAGTCATCAGCCATCATTGTATTCACATAGTCAGGGTCGTGTGCCATCATGAACATGTGTTTAATACGATCTTCTAATGAACATAAATCTGAACCTAAAGCCGTATTACCTTCTCCAGCAATGAGCGAACCACGTAAGTCAGCTCCGTAAGGACGGGAAGGCTGTGGTAGATTTACTAACACTCTATGTTTATCGCGGAGAGTGTTAGTGTAACCTCCTACTTGAGCTTGGAGGTGTTCTCCACCATCCATATCTCTAATGAAACCTTTGAACAATCCAAACCTATGCTTAAGCATGCCATAGTTAGCGTACTTGTGTATCTCAGGAGACTCTTCTGCTAACAACTCAACTGATGGGCATAACACTTTACCACCATCACCATCTATAGTCACTTGTGCTACAGCTCTTGGCTTTGGCTTATCACCCATAAAGCCTGAATCAACCCACTCTTGCATAGCGTTGTCGTCTTTAACAAACTTAAAGTTACGTGGTTGCCATCCCTTTGAAAATAACAATTTCTTAATCTGCTCTGTACTGTTGGCATTGGCTTCCTTATATCCAGTCAACACCTTGATCTGGTCACTCTTACCTTCAACAGTCATAGTTAATTCATTGCCAAGGTGATCCCAGACACCAATATTCTCTAACGCTTTGTTCCAGTTCTTACCAGAGACAGAAAGGTCACCTTGCTTTTGTCCATCCTTCACTTGCTTTGGTGTAAGCTTCTTACGAGGATTCTTTGGTAGATTCCTAACAGCGTAGATTGGTTGCTCTGGCATAATAGTCTCAAGCTCTGCCTTAGCAGCCTCACACTCACTTTCAAGGTGATCGTGTCTCTCAAATACATGAGGCACATCAACTAAGAATTGTGTCTTCTCTCTAAGACGACCACTGTCACCTTTGTACATTAAGAATGTCAGGTAGCGATCAATGTATTCATCTACTGTTGATGTATGCACATAACGGTCTATGTATAACACTTCGTCCTCAGATGTTCTAGCACCACCTACAGCAAGATCATCGACCTGCTGCTTAACCATTGTGTATATCTCAATAAGACGTGCCTTAAGGTCATCCCACAAAGCAGAGTTTATCTTAACATCCTCAACACAACGATGCTCATACTCTTCATACGTTAGGTTCTCCCAATCATCTACTTCAACTTTCGGAATACCGTAATCAACACCGAAGGATTCCAGACCATGCTTAGGACGATCTGGATTCAATGCCCAAGATAACATTAGCGTATCGATCACCATAAGCTCAGACAAATCAATGCCTAACAGTTTCTCTATGAGAGGCACATCATAGCTGATACCATTATGTGCAATCACAGGAATCTTATTCTCAATGTGAAATAGCATTAGGTTCTTTATCTGTTCATGGTCAGAGCCTTTTATAGACTCTATGCCATTACCAGAAAGCATGCTTGAGAGTACGTGCATCTTAGTTGCACCCTTAAGAAGATCATCTGCCTCTATATCAAATACGGTAGCCATACGCCAATTAGTTATCTTTTTCATTATACCCCCTATACTGTTTGTACGCCCTGACTGGTATTGTTAGCCATCCAGTCCTCTAGGTCATACATCTTATGTGTTATACCATCATAATACCATGGGTTTACCTTACCTGTATACCCTGTCCAACGTATTTTAGACACAGTAACATTGGTAGAGTTCTTTTCAAGCTCAGTGTCAGCATATTTATCCCTGTTGAACAAGATATTACAACCACCTGACTTAAATATCGCAGAAGTTCCTTGGAAATCTTCTTCAAACAGGTCAGCACCAGTACTATTTTGCTGTTGACCACCACCACTCTTACGAACATGGTTAATATTTATGAATGTAACGTTGTAAGCTTTGATAACACCCTTCATCCACTTCATGAATAAGGCCTGATCTTCGTTAGAAAGTCCATCTAACACATCTTGAAGAGGGTCTAACACGATTAATTTGCAATCACACGACACAATTAACTCTTCAACTATGTTTTGAAGCTCTTTCAAGCCACCATCACGGTCATCAACCAACATGAAACGGTGATCTCCTTCCTCTGTGAAGAATAATTCCTCTTGTTTCGCCTTAACCTCTGGTGTATTTAGGTATGCTAGTGCCTGTTGTGGGTCTGAAATCAACGCAAGCTTCTTTTCAATGTGTCTTGAAAGGATTGCTAGACCATATTGACCTTTATTCAACTCCATAGAGATGATTGCAGGCTTGTACGGGCTATTAAATATCCAGTAATAGATCATTTCATTGATTACAGTGGTCTTACCTGCACCTGACGCACTACCTATGTTGATAATATACCCTAGTGGGAAACCCCCTCCACACTTGTCTTCAAGGTCTTTCATGAATAGTGGTAGTGGTATCTTAGGTTGACTGATCTCAATCTGCATATCTTCCATCAACTCACCAGAGCCAACTATACCAACTGGTATCTCTTTCTTAGCCTTAAAGAAGTTACTAATGAATTGATCCTGATTACCCGACTGTAACATAGCGTTAGGGTCTTTTCCAGCCCATGATGCTACCTTAACCTTGCCCTTTGGAAAGTACGGTAGAGCGTCTTCCATAGCCTTCTGGCCTGCTTCGTCGTTATCCAAACCAAAGATGATTTCATCAAATGAATCTAACCACTTATATTGGTTCTTGATTACCTTGACACAGTTCTCACCAGATGGAGTTGATACAACAGCTGTACGACCATATTGTGTCTGATTTCTGCGCTTAGAGTAATTCCACAACATCTGTGAGGCTGCTGCACAGTCTTCTTGTCCACCAACGATCAATAGCTTATTGCCACCATCTGGGAATCTATTCTGTCCAAAGAAATCCATTTTAGAGCTTGCATGACCAATAAAGAAAAACATCTTCTTAGGAGTCACAACACGAACCTGATATGAGCATGGCTTACCATCTAATGTGTTAGGGTAATATCTCTTGAATGGCTCACCTGTCTCTGGATGAAATTCTGTTCGTATCTTGTAGAATGATAAAGTCTCGTCATCAATATCTCTAAACATCTTACCTTTCAGCGTAGAACGCATTTTAATGGTGTCTATCTGCTCTTGGCTGATTGGCTTGCCTGTTGACTTCTGTACGGCTTTAGTGGCTTTAATGAGCCTCTCAATGCCTGCCTCAGAGTCTATATCCAAGTCTGCCAAGTCTTTCTCAAAGAAATGGGTCTCACAGGAAAAACAGTGTGCATTAACCTTAGCACCTTTAGGTATGTATATCGCCATAGCATCTGAACTGCCACAGTTCTCTTGATCAACACAAGGCTGATTCGGTATATACATTGTTTCTATCTCTTCACTCTCACTCATTTAACTGTCTCCCACCATTTATTGTAATCTTTATAGCAAATTTCTGCCTCGTCGTCGCAATCATCACCATCAACATCAACCCAGAACTTCTGGACGTATATCTCGGTCTTCTGTAAGGCTACATAGTATTTCATCTGATCATATACCCCGTACTCACGCTCACCAAAGAAATGTCTTACAAAGCTTTCCATATTCTTGTCGATAAAATCAATCTCTGACTTTATCTGTCTCTCTAATAATTCTGATATCAATTACTTTCCTCCCGCCATCTTAAATGCCTCCATAGTCTCATTTCCATTGATACTGTTCTTGGCTTTATACAGCTTGTACGCTTGATTACAGGCATCTGGTAGATTCTCTGCAATCAATGATTTATAAATGTGCTCACGTTTTCCATTAAAAAGCACAACGATGTACTTATCCATCAATATTTCCTCTTGTTATACGATCATTATTGTAAGATTTAAAAATTCTGTCAACCCTTATCATAAATTTCAGGCATAAAAAAAGCCACCCCGAAGGGCAGCTCTAAAGGTAAGTTCCTGACAAACTTACATTAATTGCAATTTTCTAGCCACAGATCGTTAAGGTTGACAATCTGCTCTTTTAGGTAATAAGACATACAGGCTTTATCATCTGATGTAATGAATAATGGTTCTATCCACTCACATCCATTACTTATTTGGGTTGTCCCGCACCCAACGATCAAGCTTATCATCAATATCATCATGAGAGAGTTCTTGATTTTCACGTCTTACCTCCTTAGCTTTCATAGCACGTTCAAGTGCTTTCTCTGTTGTCTTTGCTTCATACTCATTCTTTGCATCACTCTTGCCAGATTGTCTGACACCGACTAACGCTAGTACTATAGCCAAGACTCCAGCGATCTGAAGTCCGAACTTGGCTCCTATTTTATATAACCAATCCATACTGCCCCCGTTATGCTTTAACTTTTAAGATCAGGTCTCCAGTAACTATTCCGTTAGCTGTGCCTGTTGCAGTTGTGTGGTAAAGTTCTCCTGAAGATAAGCCTCCTACACCAGCCGCTGTGTCATCTTCAAACTCTTGCAGTGATCCAAAAATACCTTTAGCTGCTAAAACAATGTCTGCGACAGTTGCCTTATCACCTGTTTGTCTTTCTATTAGGGTAGTTCCCCAAATGTTGTCTGTGTTACTCATTATCGAGAACCCCTTAATTTAACTATTGCGTCTATTGCGCCTTGAGTGCCAATATACATTAATGCGAGATCAACCCATGCGTCACCCGCTATTATTTCAAGAGAGACAAAAACAGTAGCAACACTAAATACTGTTAATTTCTTACTCACCAAGCTATCTAACAGTCTATCTGCTACTGCCTTTCTCCTACTCATAGCAGTCTCCTTAAGATTTGTGTAAATCTAACTTCGCTTTCTCTAGTGCTTCTTCAGCACCTTCCCTACGAGCCTGATCTAGTTTCATTTCAGTGATATCACCCTGCATCGTTACCATTAAAAGCTTAATGTCCTCTATACCACGTTCAATAGGTTGTATAGATTCCTCAACAAGTTCTTTCACATTATGTTCCTTTACTGATGTTTGCTCTAACTTCAGAACTCTATCTCGTAGTGCGTCCCACAGTTTTTGCTTGTTACGTTTAGTCATGAAATAATGACCCCAAAAGGCAGCATTACCTGTTCCAAATATAGTCATCAATATGTCTGCTACGGTTATACCGTCCATTCCAGTATTCCTTAGTTCTTAGTTAGGTTTAAAACCCCACCTACAGATTGCCTATAGGTGGATAATTAGTATCAAGAGGATACTATGTTGTTAAGCCGAAATGCTGTACAGCAATCCAACCTACACTCGTACTGCCGCTATACTCTACAGTTAGCATTGGCATAACTCCACTGCCTACATCAAAACCACCACCATTCGGGTCGAATGTGTAAGATCCATTGAACCCTTGGAACAATTCTGAACCATCTGGGTCAATCTGGAAATCCACTCTTGACATAGAGTAGTCACCACTATGTCCTATAATGATTTTATCACCTTGACTCAATCCAACATAGGTTGGTAGTGTATAAGTGACTGTAGCTCCAGCGTCATATGTATTTATATAACCCTCGTTAGCTACAGCTGTTTTAGCTGCTGTTGATATAGTACTCCAAGTTATTGTTGGAGCACCTCCACCACCAGCATTATCATCAACATACTTTTTAGTAGCAATATAGTCGTCTGACGTACCACCAGTCATCGCACTTGTCTGTACGCTTGATGTGATTCTATCTGTTGCTTCTAGATTAAGGTCATCATCACCAATAACTGCAAGACCTGTTGGTGTCGTAGCTATAGACCCACTGTTAGATGATACTGAATTATAAAACTTGTAAGATACCTCTTGACCACCTACACTGTCACGTATCTCAAAGTGAGTAGCAGAAAGAACCATATCAGCTGCTGAAGTGAGACTTATATCATCAAAGCCTGTCGTAGATAGGCTTATAGCACCATTTGCTATGTATGCACCTAATGACGTATCATCAAATCCACCAGCAGGTAGCTCTATAGCTTCTACATCAGTCTCACCAAGGTTAACCCTGAGATACTTCAAAGAATTTCCTGCAAAGCTTGGTGTATCTGTTAGAGCTTCAAATGTGTCAATCAATGTTGGTATAGAAGCTGTTATATCAATGTCAGTTGCATTAGATGTAATACTTACTGAAGCATCACTTGACTGTAGAGTCTTAAATTCTAAGTCTGCACCAGTCTTCTGTAAGAATACTCCTATAAATCCACCGACATTAGACGCTGTTGTGTTACCACTAGCAGCCTCTATATCACTAAGTATCGCAAAGTGATTTGGGTCAGTTGCACCGATACCACTAACGTTTTTAATAAATGACTTATCACCATCTATAGCTTGGGCAACGTCTGCCAGCTGAACTACAGCAGATAAGTCTCTATTATCCACAGCGTCTGCAACATCACCCATTGTCGCAAGCTCAGTCGTGTCAGCAGTGTGTGAACCAGAGAACTTAACAGAGCTACTAAATATCACATCTCCACTAGAAGTGTAACTTGAAGACTCTGTAATGAACCCTGACGAGTTTACAGAATCTTGTAGGTTTGTACCATCGTAGTATACCGAAGCGTCTGCTTCATCCTCTATGCGGAATTGCCAGCCACGTTTAGTAGGTGCGTAGTGCCATTCACTTGTAAATGCAGACCATACCGCTATATTCTTAGTGTAGCTTGACCAAACGCCTGTCGCTCCGACAGGGACGTAATACCTGTCACCATCAGCTGGTGTAGCTGGAGCAGCTGTTACGGTTCTGCTTATAACTGAGAGTAATGAAAGAGCACCAAGTAGGACAAGGTTTCTGTCCATACCTGTGTTCCAACCATCTTCCCCTAAATCCCAACCGTATTGTAGACCCATATTCGGGTCGTTAGAACTAGCCATAATTATTTCCTCTTAATATCCCATTGCTTGGAATGAACAACCTTCATAAGAACCACTGCCTTCCATTCCTAATCGCAATTCTGTCCAAGTTGTTGCTGCCATTCTTGTTACTGTAAACCCACTTATGACATCAGCGTCGATTGCAGTACCTGTCACTGAGAATAAGTCACCTGTATATCTCTGGAACGGTGCTGCATTAAGGTTTATCTTAACGTATCTTCCACCACCTGACACAGCAGACGACAGTTTTACATATCCGTAATTGAATATTAAAGAACCAATCTTCATACTGCCACCAGCAACTAAAGCTGTCCTCGAACTGTCAACAGTACCATTTGCGTTATACACAGTTTGACTTGTCAAAGTTGAGTGTGTGTGACACTTCCCTAACACATCACCTGTTACAGCATGTACTGTACCATCACCGTCTTCAACTTGATTCTGGTTGGCAATTTGTAATGCACCTTGGATAGATGAACCACCTACACCAGAAGGTATTGTTGATGTTGGCAAGATTCCTGTATTAATCTCAGTGTTTTCTGGAGAGCCAGAACCCATCAATGGAACACCATTAATGTATGTCAGAGTAGGTAACCTTGCTTGTGGTGCAGGGTATCCAGCTGGCTGTTCGAAGTTAAGTCTATTCACATAAGCGTGTCTCCAAGGTCTTGTTGACAGACCAAGGAAGCTACTAGATAGTGTTCCACCACCAGAGTGCTCTGGATAGAACGAATCTGAAGTACATACAGCATCTCCGTTAGTCTTTATAGCTAAGTAGTCATTGAAGTTACTCTCAGTTTCTGACATCAACTTACCATACACGTTACCATCGAATGTACCTTGGAATTGTGTAGCAGTAACTAAGTTACCAAAGGCCGCAGTAGTTATGTTAGTGAAGTCTAATGTTCCACCACCACCGTAGGTATTGATCTTATTTACACGAAGACCACCAGCACCTTCGAAGTATACTTGAGTGTTCTTAACTGTGATATTGCTTGTACTATTGTAGTTCCAGTAATCTGATAAATCTGGAGAGCCGCCACCACCACCCAGTCCACTAGCGAATTGGTTGTATGTGATTTTCTTAGTTTCTCCAGCATCTGCATCCCAAAGATATACAAGATCATTACCACCTGAAATATCACCATTAACCATTGAGTTGAGGTTGGTTGGTGTTAACACATCTTTACGCAGGTTAGCTGCTGTTATCTTCTTGCTTGTAGGTGTACCACTAACATCATATACTGAGAACAAGTCACCAGTAGCTGTAGTGGTTAGAGCTGCACGTGGAGAGAAGTCTAATGTCAAGTCTGCAATCGATTGTATTGTTGTATGCTTAAGAGTTGCCTCACCATCAATACGATATACAACCTTATCTATTAAGTCTGTAGTTAAACCATCTACGTAGTATGTGTCTGTCTGGAACAAGTCTGACACACTGTTCAAGGTGTGCTTTCTGTTATTCGAGATTGTAGCATCTAGTCCAGTAGCTAGAAATAGTCCACCTGAAGGCACAGTTTGGAGAGACATACCAAAGATATCAACCTCACCAAACTTTGATGACAGGTCAGATACAGCTATCTTATAATCTGTATCACTCTGACTCACATGGATAAAGTCAGCATCAAGCACACTAGATATGCTTGGTAAATTTTTAATATTAATGTTCGCCATTATTTACATTCCTATTTTTTCAAATACTTGTACAGCCTCACCAGCAAGTGTAGTACCACCACCATTTGGCTCTGCTCCACCGTCTATGTACTGCCATGTTCCACCTAACAGATCATCTATATCTGCTGGTACAATTCCGCCTGTGCTTGCTGCAATATAGACAGTACCTAAATCATCTTGGTCTCGAAAGTATTCTATCCACTCTCTTGTCTTATTGAATAGGTAGTTTATATCTTGACGTAGAGTATTCTTGTCTCCACGCTGACCCCACTTCTGTTTTTCATCAGACGGTATAGCCTTATTAGAAGTATTATATATAGTGTCTAATTCATCTTGTGTTGCCCATTCTGGCAATACTGTAGGTTGAGCCATTATGCTGTCCTCTTAAACATGTATACTGGTATTAAAGAAGCTGTAACATCAAATGTACCAATGTATACCCATGTACTTGATGTACCATCTGAGTTTATAAATTGATTTCCGTAATCAGTTATAGTCTTTGTGTTATCTGTTGTAAATTTCACTGTACCAACTGCTGCCCTGTTAGCGAAGTTTTGAAACCAGCTATCGATCTGTGCGATCATCCAATTAAAGAATTGACGTGGCATAGGTTGTCTATGCTTCAGTCCAGAGTCTTTAATCTGCTGTATTGGCTCAGCTTTATTGGTTGTGAATGTCACTGGGTCTATTTCAGACTCACCTTGAACACTATCACCACCAGCCCAAAGCAGATAGCCATTACCACCATTTACAATTGAGTCTGAGTTGCCTCTCGTAGAAGCGTCTGCAAGCTGACTGAAGCCTTGTAAAGAACCACCATACTGTTCACCATAATTCAGTCCGTAACCTGTCTGAGTCTCACCACCTTCGACGAGAGCATCAATAGACACATCAACGAATGAACTTCTGAAATTACCGTCTCCAACAATCTCGTACTCAGCTGTAACAACTATCTGGTTAGATAAATCATCTATGATATTGTCTTCTGTAGGTTCTTCTGTGGTTAAGTCTGCTTCGCCCTTAGCAGTCTCGCCACCAACCCAAGCATAGTTGTTAGGGTCATAGACCAAAGCTCCTATCTCAGTACATGCTGCCTTTGCTGACCACATGTCATCAACAGCTGTTGGAGAGATTACTTTACCTTCAACTGCCACCATAAATAGTGACAAAGGGTAATGCTCCCAGTATCTTACATCGCTAGTGCCTGCTATTGAGCCAAATAAATCTATTAGCTCATTGGGTGTTCCACTGCCGCTGCTAGAGGCTATACTTGTAAGAATTAATGTTCGGTAGTCATCATCATTTCTACCTAAACGCTCTCTATCGAAGTAAGCACCAATTATATCTAACTGAGCACCTACTGCTGTGTTTATGTTGAAGCCATCTCTGACTCCTATTAGGCTTTCCTCTAAGTCATTTAGAGGGTCAAGCCAACCTGTTAGTAGACCACGTATGTTAGGTTTATCCTTCCATTGAGAAGGTAGCTTATCCAAGCCTTCGACTACGTGGTCAATCTTTACTATATCTACCATTATTAAACCTATGTATCGTTAAATACTGTTACGTTAGCCTCTAGGAATGTTGATTCCTCGTTAGATGCTATTGAGTACTCTGCTGGTGGGTTGGCATATGGTGTGTCTGATGTTTCAACACCAGCCCCTGCTGTAACTGCGTTAACTGTCACAACTACACGCTCTAGTCCACCTACTGCACAGAATATTGATGTCAAGAACTCTTTTGGTACCACATTCTCACCAGAACTGTATGAGTTACCAAATTCTACAACAACTGCCTTGATAGCATCTGCTGCCTCTATGTCTGTTATTCCGTACAACTCAGTGTCAAACACTGTATAGTTTACAGTAACTTCCATCGGTACAGCTGTTGGCCTATTGAATTTAACAGTCTGATCATTACCATTTATATCAGAAACGACTTCACTCTCTTGAGTACCTCCTGACACTGACCATATCTCAACGCCTGCTGGCTTTGTGTCCCAAATAACTTGAGCGATTTCGTTAGTGTCTGTACCACCTGTCACAACAACCTGTATAGAACCTAATGGTTGTGAGTTAGACGGTCTAGGAACTCCCTCTGACACATACCACTCGTTTACAGCCACATTAGATACACCATCTATAGCTAGAACTGCTGAGATTATTGAGTCTACTGTAGCCCTTCCTGAAGCACTTGACAGTTGTACAGCTCTCTCACGAAGCTCTGCATCTGTTTCTTCAGCACGTCCAATAATTAGTGCAACATTGTTGTATGTTGACAACCAACCAGATGTAGGTGTTAGGATAGTTGTGACAGAGTTTGCTGTAGCAGCTATCGCACCAGTGCTTGTACCAGTAACTTGACCAGCTGTAGTAACATCTTCTATCTTGATGTTAGAATCTACAGAAATAATCATCGTATCGTCTGGATCATCAGCTGTTATTGTAGCTGTTAGGTCAGTGTTATCAACACATGTAATTCCAGTACCTGCTGTAACCGCTGCAACAATACCTGTTAGGATATCTTGTTCGTCTGCTGTAACACTTAAGAATGTGTATGGGTTACCATCAACTGTCACTGTATAAGTTGTTGCATCAATAGCATTTATAAGTGAGAATGTTAATTCTTTAGCAGAACCTTTCGTTATAGTTAACGCTTCGTCTAAGGTGTAGTTCTCTTTTGATGAAGCATTTTGTACAAGACTGTTTGCTGACAACACTGTCCCATCTTTACCAACAAACCATTGCTCACCAGCTGTTGCTACCGCACCCTGCCTTGTAATACCACGCCATGACACAGCATCATCTAAAACAATACCTTCAGCTACTGATATCTTACGTCCATCATACACATCCTGAATACCTTGGTTTGCCAATGCAAGTTGTGCTGCAAAGATCATATTCAATTGACCAAGGATTGTATCCTCGTCTATATCGATTGTATCACTGACATTCTCTTGTTCAGATTGTTCAATGTCATCTAACAGTTCTTCATATGTTTGAACTGACAACCCTGTTTCTGAAATAGCCATTATAGGTCAATCCCCTGCAATGAAATGATTTCACCTGATTCACCAACCACTTTGAAATCTATTAATATTTTACGTAATGCCTTATCAACAGTTGACTTATAGTAGATCAACTTGGTGACTCCGTCTACGCTGTTAATTACATTCTTGATTGCAACGTCTGTTGCGCCTTTAGTACCTTTCCCATATATTGATTGGAAGTATGGTACACCAAATTCTGTATTAGCAAACCACTCACCAAGGAATGTCCTGAGAGTGATTTCTAATCTTTGTCTTGTTAACTCTTCTACCGTATCACATAAGCGGATTGTTGTTCCGCTTGCGACATCAATATCACCAGTAGCTGGGTTCATGTATAAATCATTTGACATATCTTATCCTATACGAGAGTCTCAGTTATCATTGTCACTAACGATGTAGCAAAGCATGCTGAGAACAACTCTATTGCTGGAACAGTAAAACCTAAATCTGCACCAGCTGCTGCTATAATAGCAATAACGAATGCCGCGTCTGGTATGAACAATTCTAGTTGAAGTATTTTATCGAGTATCTCTTGGATTATTAAGAATGGAACAGCTATAAACATTCCAACCATCTCAACCACTGTCGTTGGGTCAAACTGTGGTAGTGGACTGCCATTAAGTGGTGGTATAGTTGGTGAAGGTATTCCTGAATAAGCTGGGAGAGGTACTGACAATCCAGAGATAGATAATGTTGTCTCTGGGAATGATGGTAATCCACCAGCTGCTCCCATCATAGCTGTTATGAACACGTCTATGTCTGGTACTGTAAAATCTGGTAAGTCCTCTGGGTCTAACGCTATGAATGGTAAGACCAAACCTAACCCTGCAAGCATTGATGCCATACCTCCAACAACAATCGTTGGGAATCCAGATTCAGCCAGAGTCGGCCAAACAAATGTGGGGTTCATACATATAAGTACTGTACCTGTTAGGTCTTCTGGAGTGGCTGGCATTATTGAGTCCTATTCTTAGTTGAGTAGGAGCTACCACCAGTTTTAACACTAGTAAAGTCCATTGCAACTAATGGAGGTGTTGTAGGTGCTCCCATATTCCCTGTATGAGTGTGTGCTGCATAGTTAGCCTCGAATGCTGCCATCCAAGCTGCTAGAGCGTCTCCCATCAACATCGGCTCAAGGTCAGTATCACCAAGATCAATGTACCTAGCCGCCATGAGTACATCTCTTGTAGCATTAACTAGTACATCTTTAGCAGACTGTACGTAGACTTCTTCCTCTGATGTAACATGAACAGATGAATCTTTATTTATCCTGATCTTACCATCTTTATATTTAAGAACAACATCATCAGCATTAGGAGATGGATTATTCTGATCTCTGTAGATACAAGGAATAACAAACGCATCAGCCATGTTGTGAGTACGTTGGTCGAATGGATTTACTGTACCTTCAGTACTTGAAGACCACTCTGTAATTGACCTCATTGAAAAAGCTACCAGTACCTCGTCATCCACTGCCAAGGGAAATGATAGTAAAGCTCCGCCACCCGAAGGCCACTGAACTGTAATATCTGGTATAACAGGCATATCATAAGGTTCTCCCTCTGAGAGAACAATCTTCAAAGCTGGTTGCACACTTACCACATTATCGCTAACAAGTTTGCTAACGTCTGTTATTATTGCTGGTATGTTTGTAAACAGGTTCTCATTATTGCTTTGTATGTATGACTGTATAACGTCTGGTAGTTCTGTCATTGTTATCTCTTACATTCTATTATTGTGTCCCAAGCACCACCTTCATAATCCATAACATGCTTAACCGATGTCACTAGGTAAACACCATTATGTTGACTGTAGTTCTCGTCTTTGATATTAATCCTGACACCATCTCCTGTAGACATGTCGCCATTCAGATTGACCTTAACTCTAACACCGTTACCATCTTGCTTAGTCTCAGCCAAATTCTTATTGCTTGTGGCTTTAATCTCTTCAATGGAATCTTTTATGTTATGAAGGTTTATATCAATAACATTTGTTAAACCTTTTTCAACACTCTTATTCTTAGGCTCTACGTATAAGATACCAGCAGCCATAAAAAACTTATAGTTGATTGGCTCAAGGATTTCTTCTAGGGCTTGGAATATTGTGTTTGTGAACATCCTTGCTTTACCAAGTTGCTTATCTTGAAGTTCATCAAGTTCAGCGTGAGATGAGATCCCGTATGTAGCTAACTTATCCAATATGTCTTGGATAGTCTCAGCATAGGTTCTCTCTTTAAGGTATGTTTCACTGATACGTGTTGTACGTTTAACTTTGTATGCGTCAGCACAAACAAGCTTAAGCGTAATGTTCTCTTGTTTCTTAGAGGCAGTAGCTTTAACTATCTGTGTAGCACATATAATAGGGAGGTGTTCTTGATCTGTGTAGCCGCCTGCCAATATTACGACATTAGCCTTTCTAATCTGTTCGATTGTTTCTGGTGAAGGGTTTGTTATTTCGATTGTCTGTTGAGGATTCTTAGCACCCTTTCCCTCTTTAGGAAAATTGATGTTAGCCTTTATTTGATGATAGGTATCAGTTCTGTTAGTGCCACCAAGCTTTACAAAATTATTACCAGTAGGTAATGTTTGCATGTCGATGTCAGCTTTATTTGAACCAGTACCTGCCACAAGTTCTTTGACTTTATCGTCTAACTCTTTTATATAACCTATATAAAGTTCATAGGCTCTTATAGGTACTGCCATAATTATCCTCCAACAAATTCACTTGGAGACACATACACTAAAGAGTATTCTAAATTTATACCAAAGTTACCAAGTGTTGTGAATCCTGTACCTTTCTCAAACTCAACTACAAGTAACTCACCACCAGTGAATTGAGCTAAAGGGTAGTATAAGATAGGTGTGCTATCCTCAATCAACCTTAAGCTTTCTATGATAGGTTCGCCTTCCAAGAAGATTGATAAATATACTCTCTTGTTTCTTGTGTTGTATGTGTATCTAAATGTGTAAACAGTACCATCCAAGGATATATCAAACTCAGAGTTACCGTTAACTGTTACTGGTATCTGTATCATTTATTTTACGCTCCAAACGCTTTGCCTTGGCTTTCCATGTTAGTTCTATTTGTGTCCTCAACCTTATCAACCTTAGATTGATCAACATCAGAAGGTGCTTGTGCCGCTTTCTCCTTTGCAGCAACCAAAGTTTTAAAGTCGTCATTAGGTTGTCCTGTTCTGCCAGCCCTCTTAGCTATCCTGATAGCCTTAAGACTCAGTGACACCAGCCATGCCTCTCCACCTAGAGTGTTAGTCTTCTTGTAGGTGAAGTTAGTTATTACACAGTTTGGGATGTATGCCAGCTTGTCTGAGAAATGAACAGAGAATGTCTCTTTATTGCTGATAGCAAGGCTCAGTGTACGAATATAGTCTTCAACTTCTTCTATATCACTGTCACCCTGCTCTTGCTGTGTGATCACATCTATTAAAGCACCGATTGGGCTTAGGCCTGATGATTGAGATACGTCTGTGACGATACCTGACATAGATAACGTTTCGTTCTTCGTTATAATATTATCAGTTACCGTCGAACCATCTTCGATTGCATATGCAGATACTTTAGAAGGTACAGATATAGCGATGTCAGTTGTCGCACTAAGCTCATAGATAAGTTCGTTATCTTCACTCTTTATGTAAAACTTACCTGCCATACTCTTACCTTCCTACTGGGTCTATTGCGGATTCATTGACCATATCTAATGCACCATTAACAGCGTCCATAAGACTGTCAGAAGCAAACTCAACACCGTCGATGATGAACTTGAACTCTTTACTATTAACAACACTACTGTTAGTGTTAGTGATTGCTGCTGCTGCTTTTTGAGACTGTGTTGTTGCAAAGTCTGCCATAGCATCATCACCGTCAGCTCCCCAACCTTGATGCTGTTCTCCAGCGTCGTCAGTGTAAGACATTCCTGTCCACTTACGCATTGTCTGAATGAAACGCTCAATAGCGAATGTGATTGCATTGATGTGTAGCTCTGGCTCGCTTAAGATGCTATTCATAAGACCACCGATACTTAGCCAACCATTCTTTATAAGATGTAGTTCACCAGTTATCCATCTGATTGTCTTCATGAATGGGTCAAGCTTACCAACATCTGCCAGATCAACCATTGAGGTCTCTGAAACTAGCTTATAAATTTCACCCCAACCTTTAAGTATTGCTCCAATAAATGGTGACACAATATCAAACAGGTTAGTGAAACCGTCCACCATTGACGCAATCGCTTCACCTATAGCTCCAACAGTTTCCTGATTGGTGTCCATGAAGTTAGCGAACGTACCGAACAGTCTACCCATAGCGCCATCTATTCCACCTTCGAATAGAATCTTAGCTGACTTCTTCAATGAGTTCATCATCCAAGTTTGTCCAGCTCGCATTGTTGTCAATGACTTAGCTAATGCTCCAGAATCTTTTACCATTTTAGCCATTGTCTGTGACCAGCCTACAAGCTTCTCAGCTCCTAGCTCACCACGTGCCATCATATCTTCCATCTCACCGTAGGTTACACCTAACGATTTAGCAAGTATTGGCATTGCCGCAGGGATTCTTTCAGCTAGCTGCTGACGCATGTCCTCTGCATTTATTTTTCCCTTACCTAACATTTGCACTATCGCGCGCATAGCACCTTTAGTGTCGTCTGCTGATAAGTTAAATGCTGATGCTGATGCAGCTGTGTTCTCGAATATCTCTTGAGCGTCCTTCATAGGCATATCAGCTGCTTTAGCTGACAGAGCTATTTTAGCCCAACCATCACCTACTGCGAATATATCTAGTGCATATTTCTTAGCAACATGCTCAGAGTACTCTAACTGTTTTGTTCCTTCTGCTTGTGAACCAAACGCTGCTTGCATTGATACCTCTAACGCTTCATAACCTTGAGCTGCTCTATAAGCTTCTCTACCAAGGTTTACAAGAGCGTATGCACCGATACCAGCTGCTGCATAAGATGTGAATGTAGACATCGCTCTCTTACCGATGCTACCGAATAACCCATACGACTTAGCTGCTCTACGAGCTGCCCTTGACGCATTATCAGTTTCATTGATAAGTGGACGCATTGATCTCTCCATCATTAGGAGATCACGTCTTGTTTGTACACTAGCTTTATCCCAAGTCTCTTGGAACTTTCTAATTTTCTTTATCTGTAAGTCTAAGCTCTTTCTAAGCTTATCAGCTCTGTCACCCTTACCTGCCGAGTCCATAGCGTCTTGCATCTTTCTAACTCTGGCATCAAGTCGAGCCATTGTAGAGTTACGTTGACGTTCTACATTAAGAGTCTCACGCTCAGAGTTTAATACTAACCGAGCAGCCTTATCTTGTTCACGTAGTCGTCTTGTGTTTTCTTTTATGCCTTCACCATGAGCTTTATTCATCTCACGGTACTTCGCCATGTGAGCATCCATCTGTGCCAGCTTTTTCTTAGGCTGTACAGGGTTACCCATTTGTTCGAGCTTAGAAGCTGCAACACCTAATGCTGCAAGCTTCTTTTCTAACTTATCAATGCCCTCGGTAACTTTCTTACCACTCCACTGAAGCTCTAAAGTATAATCTTTAACAGTAGTAGACATTATTTTTTATCTCTCTCTTTGTCTCTTTCTCTTTTCTCATCACGGAGACGAGCAGCTTTAAACAGTTCTTGGTGCATAACGTTTTCTTTATATGCAAGGAACTGACGCATAGAGAATTTATATTGAAGTGTCAATAACGGTTCGTGACAAAACTCTGAGTTAGATACTATGAAGAAGAATCTGTCTCTGTTTGAGAGTTTTGATCGTTTGTCGATAATTTGCCCAACACGTCCGATATAAGTTGCTCTAACATCTCTGGATTCAAATCCTTCGTAAAGGTCGCTAAGCGTTCCTTCAAACCCAGCATCGTAAAAAGTCCACCGAAGTTTTCCTTCAATGCAAATCCTACAACTTTAGCTAACAAATCAGGTTTACCTCTGAAATGTCTATCGAAATCTATGAATGCGCCATCTACTGTTGAGCCTTCTAACATCTCTTTTATGATGACTAGAGTATTGACTTCTGATGATTGACGTATAAAGTGGAATGCAATAGCTGTAAATGTTGATGGGTCTTCCCAAGAGTCTTGAGAGAACATACCGTCAGCTGCTGCTCCTAATGATGGTAGCGAGAGTTTCATTAACTCTTGGCTAATATTGAATGCTGTAGATGTGTCAAGGAGATTGATACCGTAAGTATCATCCCCTATCTTAATTGTTTCTGTGTCAAATTCTGCTTGTGACATAATGAATGCCCTCCATTTTGTTTTTATCGGCTACCTAATGCAACCATACCTGTGATGATACCTGCTACTTCAGCTGCTAGTGCAACGTCCTCAACTCCACGTGGTGTAGATAAGAACTCTAGCTTCTCGCAACAGAATGTCCATTCGTAAGTGCTTTGCTCAACACCAAGTCCAATCGAAGGAGCTTTCTTGATGTAGGCATTACGCGCTACTGCAAGAACAGAACCTGATGGGTCGGCTACGGCAAAGTCTGCCTTAACGATGTCAGAAGTATCTTCTAGGTTATTTTGATGTGCTAAGATTCCTGATAGAACCATGTTAGTCTTAGACGTTTGCATAATCTCAACAGTCACAGTACCTGTACGGTCTGGTGTAATTGCTGTGGCAAGCTTACCATCTGCACTAACAGTTTCACTTGTCAGGTCTGAGTTGTATTCCATTGACAGGATATTGTCAGAAGAGAAACCTTCCATATTGACAAGACCCCATGCAACAACAACTTCTCTTGCACTATATACGCTTAATGAATCAGCCATTTAATTTCTCCTTAAACGTTTAATGAACCTTGAAGATCAACCATTACGATTGCGCCTGCAAGATTTGCTGAGAATGTCATATCATTTAAGATACGGGTTACTTTTTCTGCACGTGAAATATCTTTCGCTTTCGGAACAGAGATTGTGATTGGGTCGGCTAAGAATCCACGATTAACCTTGTAATCATTCAAACGTGTTTCCACTACACCAGCAACGATATTAATACCAGCATCTGTGTAAGGGATTTTCTTACCTTGTTGATTCGTTAGTAAGTCGAAGATATCAGCCTCAAGATCGCTCTTAAGATTATCTCGGCCTCGAATTGTGTCGATCCACTCTCCAGCAGCCACTTTACCAACACGACTATATGTAACTCCACCCTTAAAGGCTGTCCAGTTAGCATTACGGTTGTTCAGGTTATTCTGTTGAGTTGTGTCTAGAGCGTTACCGTCTGGGTTACGTCCGTTAGACATAGGTAATTTGTTATTAACCCAGATTGTTGAACCAGCATCGAATGGAAGTCCGTAACCAGCATAAGTCAACTCATTAAAAGCTGTGTCTGCATCTTGATGCCAGAAGCCGACTGTACGACCAAAGTTACCAGCGATTAGCCAACCTATAATGTCGTCAGAGCTTGATGGGTCTTCACCAGCTGTGTAACCTGTATCGATTGTGTCAACGTGAGCTGAACCTACAAAATACAATTTATCTTGAGCTTCAAGTGTTTTTGCCAAACCAAGGATACCAACAGCTGGAGATTCTGTACCAAGTGTTGTGTGATCTTCAGTTGTAACCACATAAAAGTCGTTATCAACTTCTTGAATTGCTGCTAGAGCAACTACGATGTCATCACCACCTGTTTGTGTTACTCCACAGTTAGTTATTACAGATAGACTGAAGTCAGCGTTAGACTGTACACCACGTACGATAGTGAAGTTATCACCATTGTTTGTTACAACAACTGCTGCTGAACCACCAGAACCAAGTACAGCATTAATATCTGAAACTAAGTCTGTTACTGCATCCGATGGAGTGTCTCCACCTTGGATTGTGTATGTAGCTGTAACTGGGTTACCAAGTTCATCAGTTACTGTTATTGCTGTCACTGCACCAGTGTTAACTGTCACACCATCAGCTTTATAAATGCTTGGAGCTATAGTTGAAGACGCACCATTGATACGACCTATCTTGAATGTGTCAACAGAAGGACTGTTAGCAAAGACTGATAGAGCTGCTGCATAAGCGTTAGACCCGACTGTCAAGTCTGCTGCCACTTCAGTTGCTGAACTATAAGAACGTACTACATCTGTGTTGTAATTGTGTGCTGTAAGGAATATCGGAGTACCGAAGCCTGCGCGTGATACACCACCTGTGTTAAGGCTGATTGAAACCTGAGCAATGTCTTGAAGTGCCATTATTCACTGTCCCCTTTAATTTTAAATTTCATATTTGTTCCCTTTTGAAAGGTTTTCTGTTTTAGGTATTACCCTCAAGTTCGAGGGAACATGTAATCCACTAACAAGCTTACCTTGCAGTGGTATCTTATGGTCAACATGGTAAGTTTGACCACAATATTTCGTTAAGAGTTGCGCTTTCTTATATAGACTGTTGATCTCTCTAAAGTCATTTTCAGTTAGCCAACTCGGTGTTCTTTTTATCTTTGAGGCTCTACGTTTAGCTGTTTAGACCAAGTGCCTTAGCATCTTTTCTTGAGATAATTTTCACATTACACCGTAGTATCAATATCTATATCTAACGGGTCACCTGATACTGTACAATCAAGTTCTCCATGTAGAATAACATCTTCGATACTCTCCATACTTGGGTCTACAAACTTATCATTAACACGTATACTCATCTGTACAACAGAGACCTCAAGAAAGTCAGTTTGTAATAGCTCTGGTTGAATCTGAACTGCCTCAACATCAACAAGTCCTAGATCACCTAAACTAAGGATTTCTCTTATATCGTCTCTACGATATGATGTGGCTAACTTCTCAGCTATTTCGTGTGCATCCATCGTGGCATTATTGCCATAGACAGTTATCTGCAAGTCCATAGTCTTATGTGTGTCGTACTCCCAGAAATCTGTTAGCCCGTCATAAGTGAGGTTGGTTGTATGCCATTGTGTATCTCTTGTACCTGTAATATCTAGAACCGCATAAGGATAACTAGGTATTGGCTTCTCAGGATTAGGTCTTGCATTCATTACAAGCCCGTATGTCTCTGTAGATACTGGGTTAGTCATTTGTGTTAAGTCGTCACCAATAGCAGCCTTAACTGTGTCAATGATTGTCTTACGAATTTCTTTATAATCAAGAGCCACTATTTAGTCCTTACTGTCTTTCCTATCGATGTTCTATAGGCGAAGTGTTTAGCAAAATCTCCTGTCTCCCATAACGGTGTAGCGTTACGTGGTGCTTGAGGGAAGTATGCTTTATTATTGAATACGTTTTCAGATTCTTTGATTGCCAGCTCACCAACTGCATCTAACCAAAGTTTAGGCCTTGCATTCTTATCCAGTTTGCTTGACCACCTTTTAAAGCCTTGCTTGACACCTGAGTCTGTCTTCATCCTCTTGATGATATTTCTACCAATTATCTTCATGAAAGGCATTGGTTCTCGTTGCTGACCAGAAGCTTCGAATATACCTAACTCTAACGCTTGTGCTAGAGCTGGATAATTGTACTCCCTCATACCCCAACCACCTTTGTGTACACCTTGGGATGCGAAGTAACCTGCCTCAACTTTCTGTTCATCAATCTTCTTCACAGAAGCCTTGATAGATAGGAGAGTCTTTTTCTTTCTTACTATCCTACCTTTAATCATTATGAACCTTCAGGCTGTATAAGCTGTAATACATATTCATTGTTGTTTACAGCCAATCCATATTCATCCCAATCGCCTGTCTTTGTCACTTTATAGTTAAGACCTTTGATCGTACATGTGTCTGGAATAGTGTTGTCGAATTGACCTGTAGTTCTGAGATCAGTTGCCACCAAGACCTCTTGTGTGTAATACACCAAGAAATCACTCTCTCTAGAACCCTCTGGAAGCATCACCCTTTGTCTCTTTGAAGAGAATGGCTGTAGAGAGCCACAGGTTTCGATCTCAGACGTTTCTGTTGGAGCGATGCTATCACCGTACTCATCTATATAAGTCTCGCTGGTGTCGCTCCCATGACGTGTAAACGTGATGTTGTGGGTCTGTAATAGTTTTAACTTCTTTCTGATAGCCATTATACAGCCTCTACGTAATATCCATCTCTCCAGACATAACCCCAATAGGTTTCTAAACAAATATTCATGTACTGAAGCATTGAAATCTTATCGTATGAAGTGTATGTGCCACCGAAATGAAATAGTGGAGCACCTGTTGATATCGCTGGAGGATTACCTCTCAACCAATCCATTAGGTCACAGTAGTTTTTATATCTCTCACCACCATACTGTTCGAACTCGACAGCATTAACACGCTCTCTATAACGCATTGCCTCTGGTGCATAATGAGCTTTGATGTAGAAGCAGGCTTGAATAGCTGAAAGCCATATAACAGTGTTCTCTTCTTTGCCATCAACATTGTGTATATCATATATCTGTTGATACATCATCTCCGACATTATCGGGTCACACATATCAACATCACCTACCATAGCTCTAATGACATTCGTAGGATTTGTTAAGTCTAAATTAATTGCCATTTGTTTTACTCTGGTTTGGGATATTTCTCTTTAATAGATGCAACCCACTCTATCCAATTCGTTGTGCCATGGATCATATCGTGATACATCATATCGCTCTGCTCTCCAAAGTCTTTGTCATCGAACTCAGACTTTCTCAACCTTCGGTATTCTGTTCTATCCCATTCGGCTGACAACTCAGCTAGTTTGTCTTCTATTTCTTTTACATCAGGTCTTCGACTAGCATCTGGAAGGAAGACTACCTGTCCATTATTTGTGTAAAACCCTACGTTGCCTATAAGAGCTTGTACTGCCTCATGTACCGTAGGTTTACCAATATCTTCTAACAAATCCACTTAAACCTCCAGCTCTGTTAATATGATGTTTGATTGAAATCTTGCATATCCATCTGTACCTGCATCTGACCCATTATTACCATTAACATACAAAGTTGAATTATGACTACGTGCTTGTAGTTTAATCCTGATTGTGTCAGTTGTCAGGCCTGTTAGTAGGAAGCTGTTAGAATGTGAATCCCTATTGTAAGGGTATCTAACTCCATAAGGATAAGACATACATAAATAGTGCCCTGTGTGTCCTACTGAAATCCAAGTGACACCATCATCTTCACTATAGTAAGGTTCTAGATAACCTCCACCCCAATAGTTATAATCGTTTTTGGCTGGTACAAAGAAGTCGACAAGTATGTCTGTATTAGTCTGCTTAGGAACAGCATCGTATATTAGGACATCCACAAAAGAAGCACCTACACCAACTCGTGCAGGCAGTGCTTGCCAGTTTGTACTAACTACCTTACCATAGTTTCCTGTATTCTCTTGGTCAAATGCTATACTCATATATCTAACTCTTGTAAAAAAGCATTAGTTCTAAAGTTTTCATCTGATGCACTACCACCCCACCGCATATATCTGCTTGGGTGAACCCTTGGCTTCATATTTATACGTAAACCAAATCGTGTTTCTGGGATATCTTTGATCAGTATTGTGAACTGGCTATTACTATAGCTTGTCGCATAATTTATACCAGTTGTATTTGTTATACCATAAGAGACATAATCAACACCATTGACTGTATACAATATCTCATATTGCCAACATGCCGTGGTATTGAGAGAATTATTAATACCACTCGCTAGGTTTATCACAGCATACATACTTGTGCCAACACCTTTACTAACAATTGGTAAATCTACGTCTACTGTGTTCGGATATGTGACAGTTCCAGTTGATGTATTCAACTGTCTATATGCTGCCACGACTCCAGTGCCTGCTTGGGCTGCTAGTTGCCTTGTCGTAGAAGAGTAGTTAGGGTCTTCCCCTGTATCTATCTCATACTCTTCTATCGTGACATTGTTATAAAAGACTTCATCTAATGTTTGTGCGCCAAAGCCATAAGATGTGTTATTAAAATAGACAGTTCCTGAATGAGAGTTATGTCTCATTTTAAATCTAACAGTTCCAACACTTATATTGGGAACAGGAATATTGTGTGCGCTCATACTTGCACAACCTAGATCATTACACATTGCTACATCATACCCAGTATTACCTAAGTAAATCCAAGTAGCTCCAGAATCAGTTGAGTAGTATACTTCAGTCCTACTACCACCCCAATTAGATGAAGTATTAATACCATTTAAACCAATCCTAACTATAAGATTAGTGTTAGATGTTATTTGTATGTCTGGTGTTTCATAACCGTCAGCATAAGTATTGCCATAACCTCGGCTATAAACAGTATCATTAAAACGTGTTACGTTCTTCAGCTTTCCGAATGTTATGTTTTGATTACTCATAGGATTATAGTGTGTTGAATGTCTCTACTAAGATGTCAGCATCTGCTGTTGTCTGTACTGGAGAAACTAACTGTATATCTAAGCCTGAAGGATTTGTCCAGTCAGTGCCTTTAAGTCGTCTTCCATTGAAATATACAACTGTTCTTTCTAATGCAGCTGTGTGTGTTACAGTGTCTTCACCTGTCAATAGGACATGCTCTGAAGTTGTTGGGTAAGCTGTGTCACCCTTATCACCTTTAGCACCGTCATCACCATTAGTTCCGTTAGTACCATTCGTACCGTTAGTACCATTCGTACCGTTAGTTCCGTTAGTTCCGTCATCACCTTTAGCACCGTCATCACCATCAGTTCCGTTAGTACCATTCGTACCGTTAGTTCCGTTAGTTCCGTTAGTACCATTCGTACCGTTAGTACCGTTAGTACCATCTTGCCCATTAAGAGCTGTTGTACTTAGTTGTATTGAAGAACCAGTAGCCACTGTAACATAAATGTTGTTATCTACTTCTGCCATCAGTTATACCTGCTTAATAGCCATAATATGTACTCTACATGGAGTTGCTGCTGTTACAACGATATTTGTAGAACCACCTCCACCATAAGCGTTCCACATCAATGCTAGATTACCTGATTGAATATAGAATTTATTACCATCATAGGTATTTGACACAACACCGTACCCACCACCAGAGTACAACCAACCAGTTTTATGCCATACACCCCCTAATAGTATCTCAGCCTGAACTGTAATATTTTGATAATTATCTAAAGTGTCAGCGTTAGGTGTTGTTATAGCACTAAATAAATGCTCTGTCCTATTATTTAACGCGATGTTTGTAGCGGTATCTTGTGTTTCAGGTTGCTCTACTCCAGTTGACCAATCAATGTAGAAGTCAACAGAATCTACACCTAATCCATTAGTACCGTTTGTTCCATTAGTACCATTAGTACCATTAGTACCGTTTGTTCCATTAGTACCTTGCTCACCTTGTAGACCCTGCTCACCTTGTAGACCCTGTTCGCCTTGTAGACCTTGCTCACCTTGTAGACCCTGTAGACCTTGCTCACCTTGCTCACCTTGTAGACCTTGTAGACCCTGTTCGCCTTGTAGACCTTGTAGACCCTGTTCGCCTTGTAGACCCTGTTCGCCTTGTAGACCCTGTAGACCCTGTTCGCCTTGTAGACCTTGTTCGCCTTGTAGACCTTGTTCGCCTTGGACACCTATTGGAAGTGTTAGTGTAAAATTATAAGTAGCCATTGTAACTCCTTATAGTTTACGTCTCGTTGGAAGGCTTGCGTATAGGATTGTAACGACTTCATTTGTTGAACCTGTTCGAGTCCACACAACGCTTAAAGTATTACTACGTACTGGAAATGTTTCTGTTACTGCTGGAAGGACAACCATTGTGTTTAGACCTTGAAGTGGGTCTGTCATGGTTACATCAACTTCACTATGAAGGTCAGCAGATGCGTTAGGAGACTCTTTAATAGTAAGCTCCATGGTATCACCAGTAATATCTATTGGGTCACCATTGGCATCAGTAAGAGTTAAATTGAGTGTTAAGGTGTCACCTTGGAATATGGCTTCTAGTTCTGTTGTCGCATTGCTATTACAAGTAGATGACATTTGATACCTTTAAATAAGAAGGGATTGGACTCCCACCACCAAGATGGGCTATATAGAATTGTTAGGGCATCTTTGGACTCAAACCACCGCTTCTTCGGCTAACAGATGCTATTAGCGCGGATTCTGAACTTTGGTGCGGGTTCTGAGAATCGAACTCAGATCAAATGGGTGGAAGCCAAAGGCACTGCCAATATACCAAACCCGCATTGTTAGTAAGAGTTACATTTTAACGCTTGGCATACCCTTATGCATGGAACTCGTCAGAACTCATACAAACAAAAACAAGCGACCCACTTAGCAGGGCTTACATATGGCGCACCCAAATGGTATCGAACCACTCTCTCAAACTCTTCAAGATTGCGCTAATCCTTCTCAGCTATAGGTGCATTAATTGGTGGAGCTTTACAGTTTCTCACTGAGGGTAGCCCCATGGACTATCATGAGAGCCTTAGCCTATTCATGAATTATTATTTGGTGTACTCTCATGGTTACGCTCCATGCTCTACCGTTGTTATACCAAGTTAACTAACCAAGCGTTTTATCTTATTCCAGTAGAATCTAACAGCCTTCAAATAAAGTCTAGCTCGTTTGTCTCCTACTTCTCTCAGTGCTATAAAGAACTCGTCGTGAATAATATCTGAATCACAATCTATCTCTTTATGGAACTGACATAACACATCATGTAATAGTGATGCGTATTTTCTCATTGGTGCAATCTCTTTAAGATTTTTGTGGTAGATGTTTTTACCATCAGGAGTACCAAATATAAAACTCCTACCGAAAGCACTCAGCTTAAATTTGGGAGTACATCCATCCCATGAGTAACCTTTCTCTACTATTACCTGACTGCCTTTAGTTGACATCCAGATTTTACCATGTTCATCTTTATAATATCTAACACCTTCACCAAAGTTGTGAACTGTGTTAAAGACGATATCTCTATCTAACGTATAAACGTATCTTTGTCGAGACAACTTCATAAATCTTCCTTATGGTTTGCCTCCAGATTGGTTGCGAGTCTGATATTTGCAATCAGTACTAATAGCTTATGAAACTATTAAGTCGCTATTCCTTCTACTCGCGCATTATAAAAAGTGCGCCTCTCTATGACATCTGCAACACAGTAGATCACACTTCTTCAATTCTGCTACTATTGTAGCTTTAGAGTGTGTCTTCAACTTAGATGGTTCATAATCTTTACTATGAGTATCTCTATGGTGCATCTCCAGTGCGCTACGACATTTGTCATAACCACATTCTGAGCATTTCAACTCACCATAGAACTCTTCAACTATATCCCAAAACCGCGCTTTCTGCGACTCAAGCTCACAAGACTTACACTTAGGTTTGTATTTCTGTGTGCCATTAGGTGTTTTACCATTTGTATAGAACTGGTCTAAACCTCTTCCTAACAAGCACTTTTTACAAACTTTCATATTTGGTCTCGGTGGCTGGACTCGAACCAGCGACATTTGGATTCCAAATCCAATAGGCTACCAACTGCCCTACACCGAGATTTGTTTGGTGTGGGAGGAAGGAATCGAACCTTCGCAGCTCTCGCCTCAGTTTTACAGACTGATGATTTCGTCCATCTAGTTCTGCTCCCACGTATTTTATTTACGAAGGAACACAAAGTTACCTCCGAATCTAACTCTGCGAAGAGAGTTGTTGACTCGGATAGGGATATACTATGTTGAATATAGTTTTCATGATTAATATACCTTTTTAATTCATTAACTTATAAGATCATTATAGTCCGATAAGTTCAGTTCTGTCAAACATTTATTTCAATTATTTCTAAATTAGTCTGATCTTGCAATAATCACATTTACAATATTTGTTTCCCAGTTTTGGGTTCCACTAATATTCTCGACAAAAACCTCGATAAAGTCATCTTTAGCTAATGTAACTATGGCAGCTGTTGTGACCGTACCATTGTTCCCTGAATGGTATTCGCGGGTGATCTTTGATGCAGTAATTATTGTACCAGTCTTACCTAAATAGTGGTTAAAGTTTCTGTTAGTTCCAGACTGAGCTGTGCCATTAATTACAGCTCTTATATGGAACTCTGCTGAGTCTTCACCTTTATATGTGAATCGGCCTCCAGTTGTCATCTCAAATTGATCTAACTGTTCCTCTAACCAATTTGTTGAGCCTGACATAACTTTAGGATTACCAATATTACCATCCCCTGTGCCAATAGTTGTTAGTGTTATAGTGTGGTTATACCCTTGGGCATTCTTTGATGTATCACCTATACCAGCATTACCTTGCATAGTCCATTGTGTGTCTTGTGTAGTAATATTATTAAGGTAAGTTCCTGCACCTTCAAAGATACAACCTTCGATAAGTCCTCGACCTCCTGCATTTAGATTACCATTATCTACAGCTCCATCAATAGCTGTAACACCACCTAAGACATTAAATCTGTTACCAGATAGAACCTGCACACGATCAAACGTAGCACCATTCAAATCTAACATTGTTCCTGCTACACCATCACTCCAATATGAGTTTGTCATATCGAATGCTTCAATATCACCTGTGAAAGTTAATCCACCTGTGGTTGCACCAACAACAGAGAAGCTTCTGAATACTATTGTACGCCAGTCATGAATCGTACCTACAGAATCACAAGACACAATATATGAATTTGTATACACAGCTGTTTCTGATGTTGTACCTGATAAATCAAACACTTGAGCTAACGAAGCTATAATGCCTATCTCTTCAATCTTGTGTTGAGATGTTGCAGTAAATAGAGTGTCTGTTCCTGTATAAGTGATAAAATCTGTGAAACGGTTTGATCCTATGATGGCTGAACCTATGCCGAATGAAATACGATCACCACCTATATTAATGTTTCCTGAGATTAAATAAGTCTCACCGTCTAATAGGTTGATCACATTAGATACATCTGGATCAGGGAAATCTGACTTAGCATTTACGATAGTGACTTTAGCAGGATCAGTTCCACCACCACCACCACCTTCGGCTGCTGCTATAATTGACGCTACAGATGCTCTCGCACCAGTCTGCCTTTCAATTAGGGTTGTGCCCCAAATGTTATCTGTATTACTCATAGCATTCCTATGTAATCATGTTAATCTCTTTCATATAAACTCAATAAGCATATACGAAAAAGGGGAGTCCATCAGGACTCCCTCTTTTAGACTTTCGTCTGAACTAAGTCTTAAGTGTTAGTACATAGTACCACTAACTCAGGACGTTTGTTCATTGTCAGGAAGTTACTCTCTGACATTACTTCGATCTGACTCGAAGCACGATCTTCGTAAGTCCACATGTAACGTTCGCTACCTGTTGAACCTAGTTCATCGAAACGATAAGCTGGAGCGTAGTACTCTACGAATCCGTTACCACCGCTTGGAACAGCCCAAGCTTGACCACCAGTAACTTCAGGGAACATTGCTGTGCCATCTGGAAGTTTACCACGGTACTCGATGAATGTTACATCTTGCCATTCGAAGATGCGGTACATACCGTTACGTAACGAGTTACGTAGAGGCTCTTGGGTAGAGCTGTAGTATGTGTATGCCGCTTCAACCTGTGCGTTAGAGATTAACGCTGAGAAGAAGTTTGGAGTACAGTAGAACGTAATGTTCTCAAGTACACCACCAGCTTTCCATTGATCTTGAATGTGTGCAACAACTTCTTGGATATTTTCACGCTGGTCAGAAGCACCTGCGAAATCGAAGTTTTTGTTTTGTTGTGTTTTACCGAACTCACCGTACCAAGTAGTACCAGTATCAATTGTTCCGTTAGGAGCAAACTTGTTACCTTGGATTGCTTGACATTTAGCGTACTCTTGAGTGATGTCGTAAGAGCCGTTAAGCATCTCCATCTTGCCCATCAACACGTTGTCTTTGGTTTCTTGCTGATCAGGTGTACCGATCTTACGCTTCTGCCAAACGTCTCCAACAGTCACAGTGTCAT